TCAACCCGCCACTGTTATTGAATAAATACATTCCATCAGGAGTTGATCCAGCCGTTGATGCAATAGCAAGACCATCATCGCTACCAGATGTCGCACAACTCCAAAGATATTGATAACTTGATGAAGTAATGACGCCTCGTTTTATCCAGAAACTTAGAGTCCATGTCGAGATTGATCCGCTTAAAGTCCTGTATAAATACGGAGAGTCGCCAGCATTAAACCGCACAGAGTAATCCACCGCATACGGATAGAAACCACCACCGACGCCAGCGGCGGCTTGTATTAAATTCTTAGAACTAGTCATTACGCCATCGCCTGTCCAGCAGTGAAGCCGTACCAAGTAGTACCGCCATCGCTAGTTAAAAACACAAAGTAGTCTACGGCTGACGCTGTGGCTGTCAGTGTAGGTGCAGTAGCAGAAGGCCAATCTACCGAAGCAGGCCATGTCACAGTGTACCCGGAGGCACTAGCGTCCTGTATGATCTTGAGAGTAAAGCTAGTCACCTTACCGCTTGAAGCCGGGTTGCTAAAGGTAAACGTGGTGTTCTCTGTCAGTGTGTGAGAGAAGTTCGTACCGTCCTGCATATCGCAAGTGGTCGCGTTGCTGGTAGAAGTAACGGCCGTAAATTCCTCAATAACGCCAGAGTCAAAGGTTGTTACTTTTGTAAATAGGCTGTCTGCCAAGTCTCTTGCTAAACTCATTGTCGTTTACCTTGCGTTTGCGTATTTGAAAGGATTTTCTGCGAATGCCATGTAAATGTATGTGCCGCCTGATCCGTTAAAATTTGTACCAGACCCTCTTAGCTTGAAGCCGTTAGATAAAAAGTCAAGGTCTTCGCTTAAAGATAATTCAGCGTCACTTTTATCTGGTTGTAGTTCCCTGCCCATATAGTTATAAGGGTCACGTTTTTCATCCCAAAGAACCCAGTCACTTGAAGCATCAGTTCTCTTAACCATAATAAAAGCAGGTCTGAAACCTGTGTAGACAAAGGGGCCGTCAGCCGAGCCGTTCCCGGTGAATTTCCCGAAGGAACTGAAAGATTCAACTTCTGCAAAACAGTAGGCCACATAGTTATCGCCATTGTCATTCGCTCCTTTCCCTGAACTGCTTGGAACTAAATATAAATAGTTCAAATATCCCGTATCCGCGCCAGACGACACAGAACCGTCTTTGTAATATCGAAACTGTACACTAGACCCGCTATTGACAGCTTGTGAGGAAGTTCTGGACGTACTTCCTGAGATATTAACTTTCAGCGATCCATCAACATAAAGTCTAGCAAAGTCGTAACTCGCCTCCGAACTAACAGTTACTTTCCAGTAAAGAACGCCCGCTCCCCCTGCGACAGCAAAGTTAGCAACCCCTTGTGTGCTATGTGCATGGTTCGTTGAATTACCGGAATAAGGGCTTGCTTGTGTGCCAGAACCGCCAATAGACATATATGAAGTCGAACCTTTCGTCATATACCCAGCAGGGGGAGGTGCCCCAACCTGAAATGTAGATGTTGTTGGGCCTGTTCCGCCCCAGAAATTAGAAGCTGATACTTGTGCATCAGTGGTATTTAATACTAAGTAGTAATCTTTTGTGCAATCTTCGCTGTATACCATCCAATCAGTTGCTGAACTTATGTTTTTGACGAGTATCAGCTTTGGCTTGGCGTTTAATCCATGACCGATTGTGCTGTCCGCCGTGCCATTCCCGGTATAAGTAACAATACTAAACCCAGCATCCTGATTAGCAGAGACAGTAGATGTTATGGTTCCGTCTGTATTAGATACACCAGAACCGTTGCCTTTCCAGTTCCAAGCTACATAGTCTTCAGCGTTGGTATTTACTGCTACGTTATTACCAAGCGTAAATCCGGTAGAAGCAAAGGATGTCAGTGATTCCGTGTCTGTTGTTTCCGCAGTAGTCGTGTCGGACGACAGATACTTAGTGGCAGCACGCACAGCATCAAACATCATGTGGTTGTCAGCCGCGTCCCTGTTCTTAATCCATACAAAGTCAGGCTGGAACACCAAGTCAGAGATGGTCTTGCCACCGCTACCGATAGCTGTGCCGTTGCCTGTGTAGAGTACAGGAGCGAAGTTCTCATCAGACGTTGTGCCTGAAGAGTTTTCGTCTATGTTAGGCCCGATGGTAGGTTCTGCGAGGTTGGCTGTGCAGAGTGCTAGTGCGTCTGTTGGTACTGTGTATTTAAAGTCACCTATGCCGTTAGCGTCTGAGTTGCCTCCGGCTGTTACAGCACCGTTGAATGTTCCGTTTTGTCCAAAGTTTACGTTGGTTACATAGGCGTTATATTGTGAAACAGCGGGTCTGTAATCAATGCTAGTATCTAAACCTGATTCAGCCACACCCTGACTTGTACCATTTTTATAGAAGGTTAAGTCTCCATTATCCGCATCAAAAAGTATTCCTATTATATCGTTCGCACCATAGGTCGCTCCGTATGCAGTAGCCGCCCCCGACACATAAATATTCCCATTTGCCCCAACATAACCATAACCGTTAGTGGTACTTCCGACATAAGAACTTGCTGGGTCAGCAGATATACCTATAGAGCCAACGTCAGATGTGCCACTCCCAAATACACCTGCTTCCCAATACCACTTGCCTGTTTTTGGGAAGGCCATAGTTGACTGACAAGTTGCCCAAGAAGAAGAACGTGCTGGCTGTTGTAGGTTTCCTTCAGCAGTTGCCACTCCGTCTAGTGGATTTAAGGTACAGAAGTTATTCGTAGGCGTATCAATCATCTGGTCAGAACTTGTCAGCCCTGAAGATGTGAAGTCATTGTTGTTGCCACTGACATCGTTACCCAGATTGGATGAGTCTGCGAAGTCTAAGTAGAAGCCGTTGGTGCCGTAAGTTACAGATGGTCTTTTAGGAACCCAGACACCGTTTTTAAATTTACCGAACGATGTAGGGTCTAGTGCTTGACCGTCTACATGGGACACTTGTGAGTAATATCCATCCCAAAGCGAAGTTGGATTACCACTACCATCCACAGTGCAATTTATGTAGTGCCCAACAGCAGTATTCCAAATCATGTTAGCGTTTTGTGCGGGGTATGAGGATGTTGAGAAACTTGTTATTTGCACCCCATTTACATATATCTTACACCTATCAGACGATGTTGCTTGTGTTGTATCCATAGCAACAACAATGTGATACCAAGAAGATACATCTCTGTGGAGTGCATTGCTTATTAAATTTAGCGCATCTGAGTTTTGTGAGTCGTTTAATTGTAACGCACCGTTTGTTTGGTACTTAATAGAGAAAAAAGCCCCACCAGAACTGTTCCGTGCGGCAAGCATAAAATCAACTGGAGTGGGACTGGCAACCTTCATCCAATAAGAAATCGTAAATGTTTTGGAGTTTCCCGCAGATGGCGTTCTACTAAGATAAGCAGAATCATCGTCATTAAACCGCGCAGAATAATCTACCGTGTACGGGTAGAAACCGCCACCAATACCAGCGGCGGCTTGTTGCATTAACTTAGTATAGTTACTCATTATGCGAGCGCCTGTCCCGAAGTAAATCCATACCAAGTTGTTCCACCGTCAACGGTAGAAAAAACAAACCAATCAACCGCGTCTGCGGTGGCGGTAAGCGTAGGGGCTGTAGCAGAAGGCCAATCAACCGCACCGGGCCATGTGACCGTGTATCCTGACGCACTAGCGTCCTGCACAACCCGCAAAGAGAAAGCATAGGCTGTCCCAGATACCGGGGGATTGCTAAAGGTGAAGGTGGTGTTTTCAGTCAGGGTGTGGCTAAAGACGTTACCTGTCTCGCAGTCAACAGTGGTCGCATTAGATGTGGATGTAACTGCGTTATAAGACTCGTTATAGCTATCTGCTATGAGTTCCGCACTGATTGTCTGGTCTGCGGTGAACGTGTTTGCTACGTCATTCTTTGTGGTGTCAGCATCGTAGGCTTGTACGGTTACACCGATGTCGGAAGGCGCTAGGGTACCTGCTACCGAGAATGTCCCGTACGCTATTGTCTCTATTATATCGCCAGCCGCCGCACCCGAAGCCAATACAATCTCTGAGCCGCTGGTTGCTGTAACGTCAGTGCCGACAATTAACTTAACACCGTTCATGAAGACATCGATGAAGTTAACGGTATAATTAACAGAGAAAGTAGTCTGGGCCGCTGTAGCTGTGAAAGTCGAGCGAGTATAAGTATTCTGCGCTACTACAAATGTGTCGTAAGCAATAATATCAATTATGTCACCAGCCGCCGCACCCGAAGCAAGAACCACGGTATTGCCGTCAGAAGCAGCGAAGTCCGCATTAGCCAGCTTCACGCCGTTCATGAATACGTCTATGTACCCAATAGAATACCCACCAGACGTAGTAAACGTAGTTTGGCTTGCAGTAGCGGTAAAGCTGTCTCTGGTCTGCGTAGCCTGTGGGACAGGCTGATTTCCTATATAGGCCATTATCGTATCTCGTTAGGGCTGGGTAATCTCATCCCACTGCTGGGTGTCTTCGTTCCAATCATAGAGTTTTCCGTCTGTCGGATAAGGTACAGGGGAATCCCACGAGCAAGTATCTTCGTTCAACACCCAGCTTGGGTACGGCTGTATCGGTATAAAGGCATCCCTCGCGGAATCGTATGTATCGCCAATACCAGCGTAGTTCTTCCGCAGTGCTACCCCGCCATCCGGTTCACCAGTCTCAGGGCTGTAGTGAACTCCACCCCGCGTGTTGTAGGAGGTCTGCACCCAAGTGCCTTCTTGTGTATCCACAAAATCCTGTTCCGCAACGATAACTTGCGTAACAATCCCATTTTCTACTTTTGCAAAATGTGCCATTGGTACTGATACCTTATGATTACTATACCTGAGCCGCCATTAGGTCTGCTCCAGTACGCTCACAATCGCATCTATTGAAGACGCCGTATCTGATGTAACCACGATAGTTTCTGTGGTTTCCGCGATTATTTTACCTTCCAGCACACTCAAAGCTGACCCCGTAGGGACAGGCGCGGCTTTAACGATATAGGTAGAACCAAGTTGTACGTCTACAGTCACGCTACTTGCAGTGCGATTAGCCAAGTTCAGCCCGATGATAACCGCCGTGGTACTCGCTGGAACGGTGTATACAGTGCTGGGTGATGTGCCTATTGACGCGCCCGTGTAATTTTTAAATGTATTTGCCATGAGAATTACCCTAAAGCTATAGACAACGCCAAGGCATCATCGACCGTTGCTTTTGTATTTAGTTGCGCTTGTATGTTTGAACTTGCCATTGCATCAATAACTGCGGCCCCGGCCCCAGCACCATCAAGGTAAATTGTTTTATTCTGTCCGGTTTCTATTGTTACTGTACCACCGGAGCCTTGGGCTATTGTAATGGACTGACCCCCTGTAGTGGCGTTCTCTATCCACATCAGGCGGCTAATTGTGTTGGGGGCGATAGTCAGGGTGCGCGTAGCGGTTAGTGTTGCGCTGGAAGTTACCTTGAGATATATGGCACGGGTCGGATCAGAAGCACCATCAGCAACAGTTGTAGTGGCGTCTGCATCAGAAGCAAACCCATCCTGTGTGGCGTAGCTAAGAGACTCGGCGATAAGCTCTAGGTTAAGGTTCGAAACATCGCCCCAGCTACCGATCTCATCGCCTGTAGTTAGCTCTGTTAAGCGTAAATCATTATCGTAAGTAGCCATGTTCGCACCTATAGTTCATGTATTATCTAAGCGCTGGCCCGGTAAACCAAGCAACCAATGACTGTCTACTACCCTTAGTAACCGGAGTTACCTTATGTGGAGTCCACGATGGGAATACCGCAATGTACCCCGCCTTCTTCGGGACTACAATATCGTGCCCAGATGGGGACAGGATTAAATCTCCCCCCTCGTATTTGGAGGGGTCTGTTAGTTGCATGGCAAGAGATAGTTTCCTCACTGCCCCATTGCCAATGTCGTTATGCCAGTCGTAGTGCCCCTTCTCCTTTGCCTTGTAGTTGCAAAGCTGGATTCTCTCACTAAATCCTGTGAGGTCTAACCCAAAGAATTGGGCGTTAAGGCTCGCCGCAACATGCCCAATGGCGCTATATATCGGGGTTGTATCTTCAGTCAATTCCATCCAATGCAGCTTTGTGCTTCGGATACTCTCGTCTTCTGTATCTTGGGCTACAAAGCCAGTGCCCTTCCCTCTAAATGCCATTTTCTTGACCATGGCTATCTGCTTGGCGCTTAATGCATCTTCCCAGTAGGCCCAGTCTTCCATCGGCCTTTGCATTGTCGGTATGCTGTAAAAGCTCATAAATTATCCTGTATAGCTCCCCGAACCTGTAAATTTAAGGTATACGTAGTCTCCACTGGGCGTAGCTGTTGCAGGGCCTGTGTACGTACGAGAGTAATCACTTGCTGGAATTTTCAGGATGACTACGCCAGAGCCGCCATTACCTCCCGCTACAGAGCCGGAACTATAGCCCCCGCCTCCGCCACTCCCAGTATTAGCTGTAGCGGGCGTGCCAGTGCCACCGGCTCCAGAGCCACCGCTACTCCCAAAAGCAGGTGCTCCGCCGCCCGCAAAAGGCCCTTGTGAGTTCCAATCGGCTCCCGGGCCACCGGCACCATAGTCATGATTTGGGTATGGAGGGCTACTTCTACCAGCGCCCCCGGCTCCACCACCACCACCGGGTCTACCCGTCGCCAATTCAGGTATGTATGCGCCATTGCCCCCCGGATAGCCTTGTGAGGGACTTGTGGCCGGAGAATTACCAGCCGCTCCCGGGTATGCGCCCACGCTGCTGCCACTTCCACCACCACCTGAGCCGCCGGATTGTGCGCAGCACCCACCAGTGGCATCACCTGAGCCACCGCCAGCGGACTCAAAACCATCAAAACTTGACGCGCCACCACGAACGGAGCCGCCAGTGGTATTGCGCCCCGCAGCCCCTGCGCCAATGGTTACGACGTAAACCGTGTTTGGTTCAATAGTTTTTACATCAGACCTAAAGCCGCCAGCGCCTCCACCGCCAGCATAACCGGCAGCATAGCCGCCAGCGCCTCCACCACCAACAACTAGGTAATCAATGTTGTATGGTAAAGCACCGGCATTGATCCCAGAAAATAAAGCAAGTACACCTGACATTAGCGAACGGCTCCTGCAATGACGCAAACTGTGCTTGATATAAAGAAAATGCTACACAAACCGCGCGTGACTAGTGCGACGCTTGCAACGTCTGCGTCTGTTCCTGTTTTATACGCAGTGGTAATAGAACAAGTAATAGTTATGTCACCTGTTGTGTTGTTAAAAATATTGACAACATCGCCTTCACTGAAAGTAGCGTCAGGTATCGTAATTGAGCCGCCTGTACCTACTTGCACATACTGGCCTACATCACTGGTAGCCAATGTATAACTAGATGTTTTAGTACCCACAGACGGTATTGTCCGTACACTGCCGTCTTGGTCTGCAAGCGTAGTAAAGGTTCCCGCACCGGCAGAAGCCCCACCAATGGTCACGCCATCTATAGTGCCGCCGTTAATGTCCACAGTAGTAACAGTACCCAGATTACTCCAAGTGCCTGTAAGAGAACCACCATTGGTGGCGTTTAGGCTAGTGAAAGTCCCCGCACCGGCAGAAGCCCCGCCGATAGTCACACCATCAACTGTACCGCCGTTTATATCTGCGGTAGTAACTGTCCCCAAATTAGAGATTGTTGCACCACTAAAATTACCTGTGCTAGTAACGGTAAGATTTGCAAAAGACCCTGAAGTTGACGCTAACGAAAGCCTCGTGCTTATATCTATTACAGCCGCAGTTGCACCAACACCGTCTAAATAAACAAGTTTTGAACTACCATTTGCTACCGTTACATTGGCCCCGGAACCCTGACTGATTGCTATGCTTTGAGAGCCAGTAGTAGCGTTCTCGATGAACATAACCCTAGATATTGTATTAGGGGCTATTGTGAGTGTTCGAGTAGCTGTAAGGGTTGCGCTAGAGGTAACTTTAAAATACAACGCGCGGGCAGGGTCAGTATTGCCGTCTGCTACTGTTGTAGTGGCATCTCCGTCACTGCTGAAACAGTCTTGGGTAGAATATCCTAGAGACTCGGCAATAAGATCGAGGTTGTTGTTAGTGCTAGTGCCCCAAGTACCGTCTTCGTCACCCGTGGTGATTTCTTTTAGGCGTAAGTTGTTAGTGTAAGTAGCCATTATTTTTACCTCAACCCATTGTCTGGCCTTGTGCCGCAGGGACGCTGGTGGCGTATATCTTTAAGTTTTTCCGTAAGTTAAGTGCTTCCCCGCAATCAGAGCAAGTATCCGCTGATAACTCAGATTCGTCCAGATCAAAGCCGCAGTTTGCGCACAAAATCTCAATTTCGTGCTTGGGGTCTATGCCACTGTCTAAATTAACTGCTTGTGCTGTCGTCTTCATGCCGCAATATCCACCCAATTTGCTGCCTGACTGGGGTTTATCTCTGTCCAGTTTGATGTCTGGTTAGGGTCTATTTCCGCCCAATTCGCTGTTTGGTTTGGAATTATCTCACTCCAGACCAATAATGTCCCAACCTGCCCAGTTGCCTGTACGCCTGTCGGGTATACATTAGCCTTACCTACTACGGAAACTACACCTATTTCAGTAGTGCCCGCAACGCCTGTGACGTTGACGTAGTTTATTGTTATTACAGAAATAGAACCAAGCGCGATAGTCCCTGTAACACCAGTTGGGTAGACATTTGCGTCACCCGTTACAGCCGGTATGCCTAGTCCTGTAATGCCTTGAACGCCCGTAACACTGACGTTAGCATCACCAGATACAGTTTCTTCACCAAGAGACGTAGTGAGTTCAAAGGCGTAGCTACCCTCACCCCACGGGCCAAAACCCCATGGGCCTCGACCCCAGCCCTCAAATACGACTCTTACGTCAGCCATATTAGGCTATCCGTATAATCGCGTTACTAGCGTCCGCCGTCGGGAATATAATACTAAAGTCGCCCGCAGAGGATGATTTATCGGAACCAAAGTCCAGAACCGCCACAGCTTTGTCAGACTGGGTGCTGTTGTAGATCAACGCGCCCCTAGCAGTAATGGTAGATGTGGACCAAGTAGTATCGGCAAAGTCAGTAAACGCTGTGGTGCCTGAGCTTGTAGGAGCTACAGTAGTAAGTGTATTACCACCAGCGCTATATCCAGTTCCAGACGCTTCATTTGAAGTGCTGTAAGCCGTAGTAGTTGCGTCCAATGTTGCAGAGCTAGTGAACAGCGCTATTTTCATTGTGTCCGCAGTGGTGCTTCCACGGGCTACAGTAGTCCCAAAGGCATGAACGCCGTTAAGTAGTTCAACCTTAAAAGACGTACACATTGCTTGTGTAATCGCCATGATAATTACCTCATAATTTACTGATAATTCGAGCCAAGTCAGCATGGCCCTGTTGCGCTAACTCGGCGCAAATAGTCGTCCTATCTGAGCGAATCGCCTCTTGCATATAGAAGACCAGTAAATACTTAATCCGATCCCTATATGCGTATGCTTGGGCTTTAATCGCTGGATCAGCGGTATCGCTAATAGACAGCATCTTTTCCAATGCCCTCTCAGCAAGCTCCTCTGGCGTGTGCCCACGGTTCTGCGTAGTAACTACCTTTACGTCAAACCCAATATCGTTCTTTGCCTCTGTGCCCAGCATTAAGCTACCTCTTTCCTAACTTGACCAGATCGATACGCATCTTGACGCATTTTACCATCGCCAAGATTTTTAAGTAGAACAACGGATTGCGTGTACATTTTCTCATACAAAGCAACCATATCAGGCTCACCTTTAAGGAACCTAATAGCCTCAATAAGCGCACCATTTAGTAGGGCGGAGTCAAACTCATCCCCAAGCCACGTCGTACCGGCAGTAACAATGGATTCAGGGTAATAGCCATAATGAAGCTCTACTACGTAATTGCTGTCCGGTGTCGGCCCTAAAATAAACGCAGTATCGTCAAAGAACCCATAATGCTTGGGAACCCCCGTGGTACTGGGGTTTGGATAGGCTTCACGAATAAAGTTGACATCCTTATCGAGCAAATACTGGAAGTTGCCATCACCGTCTGTTAGAGCCAAAGAGAACACATACAGCATATCCGTCGGGTATATCAGGTACTTATTCCCCGAAGTTACGTTACCAGTCTGATTCCGGCGCAGTTCAGGTATCTGTACGCTGTTATATATTTTCTGCTCTGCCTGTTCTGTGAACATAGCAAGCTGGGCATCCGTAAACGTGTTTTCACAGATGTCTTGGATATTTGTCTTTAATTCGGTGTAGTTCACCAGAATTACCTCTTAAGCCATCGGGCCACGGGCCATTGTGCCTTTGGTAGCCGCGCCATTACCACGGGTTTTTACGCCGCTGGTCTTCATATCAATCGGCTGGTTACAGCAATCAGCAACCTTATAAATCTTAGGTTGGTTCGCCATTTTGGCTACTTTTGGTTGTTTCTGTTTCATCTCGTAACTCCTAACTTGTTGTTACTGTTACAGTTCCTACGGCCCCGGTTCCTTCTAAATTATCTGGAGTAAGTCCGTCATTATTGTTGAATCCTACAGGGTTCCAACCCCATTGAATATCTCTACTTGCTACTAACTCAGCGGAATCTGGCCTTGGGTCGCGAACAGCCTGTGGGTCTTCAATAACAAATTCCCCTAGATGTAACTGTGGCTGGTCTGGGTTCCAGCATTCCGGGCAAGCCTTTATATTCGTGACTTGACCTTTTACTACTAAATTCTTTAGCTGACGTAGACGGTACTGAAAACCACAAACGTCGCATATAGCAATCGCATTAACCGCAGCAGAATAACGCGCCATTAGACAGCCCTAAACATACGCGGGACGAACTTAACAGAGGCTTTCTCCCTGTCTTCGCCAGCCGCCAGATCAAACTGTTTCTCGTACTCGGCCTGCAACATCGGTACTCGGGGCATCAAATCTGGCTCTTTCATGGCAATATAGTAGGCCAAACCAGCCATCAAACACGGCAAGAACCTGAAGTTCATATCGGCTGTTTCTGCACCAGCCCCAGCGTCCTGAATCCTACGCATACGCCAATACACAAGCGTATAGTCGTTGCTATCCGGCACAGGCCATACGGTTATTGAGGGATTGTCTCTGCCCCTATCAACATAAACCTGTATCGGTCTGCCCTGCGAAATCTTGTTCGGTATAGACGAGTACGTAGAAACACTAATACGCGATATGTTTAGGTCTGACTGCGTACTTACACTACCAGCACCCGTCCGTATAACTTGCTCCATTAAATCAATGGTATCGGCTGGTAGGTTATAAGTGGCTGTGCCTGAAGTCAGGGCTACGCTGCCCTCGTCTATAGTCCACATGTTTATGCCGCGATTTTGCCACTCAATTGTGAGCAAATTCATAGACCTACGGGCGGTGCGCAGGTCATAGCCTGAACGCATTTCCCTACCGGCACGTTCCCACGCTTCTTCCGCAATCTCGGTGAAGTCTGGGTTAAATGTCGTAGTGCCTGATGTAGCCATTTACTTTTTCCTCTTTAGCGGGGACACCCTACGGGGCGCACCTGCGGGCTGGCCTAGCCGTTTCTTTTGGCTAATCCTCGACTTCTTCTCCGTTGAAGTCATTTCAGAGGCGGTTTTAGGGGTCTTACTAGACACCCTCTTAGTGGGCCTACAGTACGGCGTACCGCGTTTTTCGCCCTCTTGGCGTCCGCACGCCTTTCCTGTACGAACGTCCTTCCAGTCCTCTTTAAACCACCTTTTAAGGGCTGCGCCCTTTTTAGTCTTACGAACCGCCACTAGCCTTCTTCCTGCATTTGGCTATAGCCCCGGAGGCATAGGCAGACGGGAAAACCTTATACTGAGATTTTACCTTGCGATAACACGCATCCTTTACCGTACCGCCTTCCTTCATGCCACAGCCACAGCCTTTTTTGTAATAGCTTCTCATCGCATCTTACAAGGACGTACGCCCTTCATGGCCTTACCAGCACCACGGACGCTACCGCCTTTTTTTAAGGCTTGACCTGAAGAATCAATTTTACCTTCATCACGAAGCTGTTTGTACGCATTTGCTCTAGCATTTGCACCCCTAGAAAGCGTATAGCCCTTTGACCCATCCTGTGCATCCATTACAAACTTTGCATAGCCGGGAAGATTTCCTGAACGCGGTCTCTCATTGAAGTCACCTTGCTTTAGTTGCTTTCTAGCCTCTTCCATTGCGGTTTCAGTGCTGTATTTTTTTCCGTTGTGGGTGAAAGTTTTAGCCCCACGCTTACGTGCATTTATGAAAGCCGCATCGAATTTTTCAGCCGCTGTTGCCATCGTCTTTACCTCATCTTACAAGGACGTACGCCCTTCATGGCCTTACCAGCCCCACGGACCTTGCCGCCGCCCATCATTTTATGCTCAGAGTCTTTCATCATGGAGCCATCAGGCATTTTGTGGTATCCAGTCATACCACCTTTTTTCATTCTTTTAGTACCGCAATTTGACATTTCGCCACCTTTTTTGAATTTTTTAGTTTCATCGGCCTTTTCGTAGTCTTTGCCCACGCTCTGTGGGATTCCTACTTTCTTGGCAAACTTCGGGTTGTTAGCAACTGCTACCATCAAATCATGTTGTTTCTTTGACTTGCTTGGCATTTTGTTACCACTTCACCTTGTCAGCCCAATACGCAGCGCTCATCTTGCCTTTCTTGATGTTACGCCCGTGCCTAGCCTTAAACGACTTCCGTTTGGCTTTCATCCGCGCAGATTCGCCTTTCTTGGGTTTACCGGCAGTGCTGGCACCTTGCTCGCCAAAACGTATAACTTTCTCCTTACCACCCTCGCAAGCCTTAACTACATGAGACTTCTTTGGGTGGCTGGGAGTACGCCTTGGCTTATTACAAGACATAGCTTTCTTGTCGACCTTACCGCCAGCCTTAAAATAGCGACGCATAAGAATCTCCTAGCTATAAAACACCGTCATAGCAGTTATATTGGTAAGCGCAGTTATGTAGACATCTGTAGCAAACCGAACCCCATTGTCAGGAATATTGACAGAGTGGGAGTCAGAAGCCAGAAAGTCTAAATCCAGCAGGGTTGCTCCACCATTACCATCAGTAATAGTAAGCCTGCCAGCACCAGCACTAGTAAGAACTTGTACTTGTCTTACACGCGCAGGGCCAACAGCCAGAGAACCCGTTCCCGTAACTCGCTTACTGGAAACATCAGAACTTGGCATAAGTCACCCCATTAAGCAGATGCAGTTGCGCCAGTATCTACGCGAATCCAGTTGGAACCATCGGAAAATACGAGGTTGCCAGTACCGTTACCTGTTGTTTCAGAAGCCTTAAGAGCGTCTGAAGCATATAGAACAGTACCTTCATTAGCAGAAGCGGCGGCTGGAAGGGTAGCTACAGTGTAAGTTGAAACTTTAATGTCGCCGACAAAGCCATTAGTGCTTGTTACCGGCCCAGAAAAAGTGGTTGAAGCCATTGGAATTACCTCTTGCACAAGGTTTTGTTTCGTAGTCTGTGCAACGTCAGGAGGGCAAATACCTGTCTACGAAACTAATTGGTGCCCTAAGTTGGTTTAGTGTATAGAAAAGAAAAAGGGGGGACAAGCCCCCCTAATTCATTAAGCGCCCGGGCTTCCGAAGATGCCCAACGGATCAGATACCCCGAAGGAGTACCTTTCACGGGCTTTGTAACGGCTATTGCCGGTATCAAAGTCAGCGTCCATTGATGTAGACATCGGAGTACGAACGAAGTGCTTCAGACCGTTCGGTACGTCAGTCAACAAGAACCAAGCATCTGTGTCTGTCAGGTAATGATTGACAGTGTAACCCTGCGGGATTGCGCCCATATTGCGGATAGCGTTGATGTCGTTATCAGCAGTAGCCACGCGACCTTCTGTTTCCAGCAGACGATCAGCAACGAACTGAAGATCGGGCGGAACAACCAGCTTACGCGGTTTAGCGGCAACCAACAAATCACGCTCATCAGTCCAGCCAGCAATCTGGATGATTGCAGCTTCGAGCGAAGTTTCGTTCAGGTCAGCAGATACAGCAGGCTCGTTGGAGTTAGTGCCGCCAGACACCAGCGGGTGAGCAGTAGAACAGAGTTCTACGCCGTCACCATAGGTATAGCTGCTATTGAACGCGTTGTTCAAAATAGCGGCAGCCTTAACCTGCTTGGTGTAAGCCATAGCACGAGCCAGAGCCTTGGTATAACGTGAAGACAGTGAATCGTACAGGTTGTCTTCAATCGCTTCTTCAGTGATTGAAAAGCCCATAGAAATTGTCTCGTGGTTGTACCGTGCAGTCCACGCTTCCTGTGCATTGTCATAAGCAATGGCAGAGCCTTCGTTCTTGACGGGGGCCGCACCAAAGCCAGACAGCTTGGTTTCTTCTTCAAAAGAACGGTCAGAAGATTCTGTTTCAAAAATCTCTGCGTGTTCTTCACCATATTTCTGATACTCAAGGCCGAACAGGGCATTCAAACCCGGCAGGAGTTCCTTGAGAAGTTGCGCTCTTGAAATAGCCATGTGTCAATACTCCTTAGACGCCGGTGCTCATCGTTACACGATGTGCGCCAGTGGTGAATTTAACCAGAACGTCTGGGTAAGCATCAGTAGTAGGTGATACAAAACCCATAATCAACAAGCCACCAACGGTAGTCTGTACAGTAGCATCGAGTGCCATAGTAGAGTTACCGGTAGAGGTGTTGCCTGAAGTGGTAGCGTTCTGAGCGGCGGGGAAACCGGTAACAGTACCGACATCATCCTGACCACTAACACCATCAAGCTGGGCCTGAAACAGTACGTTAGGATCATCGACAATGTAAGCTACCGCGTTCAACGCGCCAGAAGGGTAGTATTGAGAGTGCTGTGTCTGACCATTGCTGTCGACATACTCACAACCTACAAAAACGCCAGCAGCGCCAATTCCGCTACCGCCGAAGTTGTTGGTTGTGATGTCTTTGCCGGTGCCATCAGCCAGTTCTACATAGCCAGCGGCAGTCAACTGCACGATTGAGCCGTAGAAGATGTTGTTGGCGACCCCAGCAGGGTCAATTTTGTAGTGAGTGACGGCACCCGCATAGGGTAAGCCATCAACCCGCTTTACGGGTTTCAGCCCGTACGGTGTAGCGGAAGATGCCATGATAGACTCCTTAGATTAACCTTTTCCGAAAGTCACCTTGGAACGCCTGTCATTAAATATAGGCATCCTAGGATCGCTTTCGCGCATCAAGTTATTGTCTACAGAGCGCATCTGGCTATTTGCTTGATCTTGATAATAACCATTGCGTTCCTCGACAAGTTCTTGTGGGGCTTTGCAGAGCATTAGACCGCCTATAACGATGTTGTCCTTGAATCGTTCGTTTTCGACAACTGCAAGTTCAATCTCAGGGTGGTCTGAAGCTCTAACCGGCTCCCAGCCTTCACGTAGTTTGGAGGTTACATTGGTAGGATCAGCATTTCCACGAGTAGCTACGCGAACCCACTTGAAGCCCCAACCGTCCTGCGGTTCGGGTGTAGGTAACGTCTCGGGCCTGCGCCATGAGCGTTTCCTAGTTACCTTCTCACGAGTGTTTAGCTCTCTATCGAGTCTGTTCTCAGCCATTATGTATTCCTCGCTAATTGTGCAACCTGTTTGGCGTATACATCCAAAGGTACGTTAAGACGTTTCGCGATAGCAATTTGTGATTGAGTTAGTCGCACCTTGTTAGGTGAAGTGCTCCGCGTAGCGGGGGCAACCACATTGCTAGACTTCTTTTTTGGTTCCTCTGGTTCATCTATCCCGTCATCAAATTGATTCGGGAATACTTTCCGCATACGAGAATTTATCTTCTCGTAGTAATCGTCAGATTGGGGGTCAACCCCCTCTTTGACTAATTTGTTATGGTACCCCAACGCAAAAGCGGTCATTTCATCGTCAGAGCCAAACCACGGGTTCTCATCGCGCCATGCTTCGGCTTTGACATCCCTAGCAATTTGCTGTTCTTGGGGTGCCTGTACTTGCTGTTGTACTCTATTACTATCTGATTGTAAAGGAGTTTCTTTTTTCACTTTTTCAGGTTTAAAACTAGAAACTCTTTCCATACGTATCTGTGCATTGTTTAGTTGCTGCTGGGCTTCCAAAATAGCATCAGATTCTCCGCTTTCGTACGCATCTTTATAGGCACGTTTAGCGGCCAGCATTTCAGCTTCTACCTGCCTTTTAGCTGATTCAATCAAAGCATTCTGACTTTTTACCCCGTCCTGCTTCAACCGGTTGTTCTCTTCAATCAACTGTTTAGCGTAAGATTCGACGGCCTCACGCTCGCGCAGTGCCTGTTCTTTAGCCCTACGCTCGTCATGGTAGCCCTTGCTGAAGTGCTGGATACGCTTTTTGACTTTTTCGGAGTAGTTTTCTAACTCGTCGTCAGTAACTTCTGCTGGCGGCTCAGACGGAGTTCTACCCCTGTCTTCAACTGGGGTGTCGTCTTCAATTTCAATTTCGACTTCTCCAGCTTGGAGACTTTCTGTATCTTTTTGATTTTTAACAGATTTTGGTTTCTGTTGTATAGCTTCACGTCCAACGGCTGGTTCAACATCTATATTAGTATCAACCTCGTCATCCGCTTTAATTTCTATTTCTGTTAAGTTTTCTGCTTTTTCGTCAGGAAACTCATACCCTACCTGCTGCATAGCCATATTTTATACCTCACGCACGAGTAACTTTACTCGGATCATCGACAACGGCTTCCACAGAATCATCGTTTATTAGGCGATATTCCTGCTTGCCGACCCTAAATCTTGTACCGCTATTAGCCCGAAACATCACATAATTACCCCGTTCACACCATGGGCCAGTGGGGAACCTGTCTGTATCGCTGTATGCTTGCTCGCCCATGTCCAGAACTACCCCAATCATTGACAGGATATACTCATCCCGCATGGTCTTTTCGGACTTCAGAAGGCCGCTTTCACCATAAGTTTCTTCAATGTTTGGTAGGGCAATTAAAATCCTATACCCGACGGGTTTAGGTATTTGTTCCTCTAAAACCACTTCCTGTGCTTCCTGCTCCTCTATCTTTAGCTTACGTTTCTGTTCTAACGCAGTCATTTCAGTCATCTTCGTCTTCCAAAAAGTTTCGCGAGAGGTCTTCAATTTCTCGTATTGCGGAGGTTAGACCTCGTATCACCCCGCAAATCTCACGGTACTGGGCATAGTCTTTAGCTGACCCAGCTACCAAGGATTCTTCACAAGAGCGCTGCTGCTCTTGTAGTTTTTCTCTTAATACCTCAAATACTGTCTTCGCCATTATCGCTAGGTTTCTCCCCAAACTTTTGATGTTCGTATATTGTGCGTACCCACCAATGTAATAAATCTTCCGGAAGCTCGTGTTTTATAAAATTAATTCTTCCAGCAACCAACTGTATGTTTTCTGGCGTATAGGCTTCGTGTGGAATTATCCGGTCTATGCTTGCGTTAAAATCTTTTCGCCCACCACCGTCTTTATGGTGGGTCATCACAACACCAGATATTGCACACCTACCGTTCTGTTTATACCACAAGTCAATTAAATCTTGTTTTGTAATCGCAAAATCCGTTTTGTTCGGGTGACTTCTATTGTGTTTCCTGCTTGTGTATGTGTATTTAGCGTGTGTGTATAAAGAAGTTAAAAAACCTTCTGGTGTGGAGGACTGCTTTATACGAGCTTTTATTTCTTTACATACTCTGCATATTCGACGTTGTGGTTCAAACGCGTCTAACGGCTTTACTACTTCGCAGTTTTTACATTTCCTGTTCTGTGGTTCAACGTACAAAACTACCTACCTTGGCCCTTGTACTTCTTGTAATTACGCTTCTGGTCTTTACTCATTGTGCTTCTTTTAGTTGCACCGCCACCAATAGATGTGCCTTTGACACTTTTACCTTCCTGCAACATTTCATAGGTATTGCGTTCTGCTTTTTTAGCCACCTCTGTTCACCTGCTGGGTTTTTGCTAAGTCAATAAGTGCTTTAGCTTCATCCAAGTCCCGTTTGGCATTGGCTTGGTCTGTCTGCGCGGCTATACGGCTTGCTTCAAGAGACATGGTAGTGTTTGCTTTCTTCTCCTCAAGCTGTAGTTTAGCCGCTGCTATCTGCGCGTCTGCTTGGTCTTTCTGTGCTTTGCGCTGTATTTCAGCCTGTTTAATAGCTAGTTCTTGCTGTTGCATCTGGATTACCGGGTCTTGGGCTTGCTGTTGTGCTGCCTGTTGCGCCGCTTCTGCCTGTTTCTGTTGGGTCAACTGTGTACTTGCCTGTGCCATAGTCTGAGCGAGAAGCACTTCAATATCTTCCGGTAACTCCTCGTTAGGCGCGGGCAGCGGAGCACCCAGTTTTTCTTCTATCTGGCGACGATATTCAAACGCCATGTGCTCGGCTATATGCGCTTGCAGTGATCCCATAATCTGCTGGGCCGCTGGGTTTTGTCCAATCATCGCGGCAATCTGTGGGTCTTGCATAAATGACTGGTGAGTAGCGATATGCGCCTGATGGTCTTGGTAGATAAACGCCTTCATGGGCTTACCAACCAGCGCGTTCATGTTTTCACTTACTGGGTCAACCGGAGGTAAGTCATCGCTTGTCGGTACAAGTTTCTCAGCATTCTTTATTCCAAGAACTTCGATCATTTGGCGGTGTAGCTGGGGGAGGTCGTATATCTGCGGTGCCTGTTGCGCCATCTGCAACACGGCTTGGTACTGAACCACACGCTGGGCCAACGTAGTATTGTTGGGGTCGCTTACAGGGATTACATCAGTAATCGCATAATCCATCTGCCTAGCGCGGGGTTCACCACGGTTGGGGACATACCCATATTCTTCTGGTGCATACTCAGAAATGATCGCCCGCAGTAATTTGAACTCCTGTTTCATCGCGTAATGAACACGAGCTTGTACCGCAGCCATCGGCTTGAGTGTGCGCTCCAGCAGAGCAAGAGTAGTCCCTACTGGCGCGTTGGCGCTCATATCACTGATATTCATGTCTGAGATTGCACCCAGACGACGACCTTCTTCAGTAATACGGTTCAACAACGCCAGTAGGGTCTGGGAAGGCTCTTTATATGGTAGCGGCATGATGTTGTCGCGGATGGAACCACTAGGCACATCCACATCACGGAACTCACCGGGGCCAATCGGTGTATCGTCACCTTTCACACGCAGGCCGCGAGACTTCAAGCCGCCCGGTAGATTTGACAACGTACCAGCATCAACAAGCTGGCGAATGAGCGAGGTGCCCGCACGTGCGTACCCCCCTACGATGTGTATCAAACCAAGACCATAAAAACCAAATCCCGGTACGTAAACATAGTGTACAAAGTGTTGACGCTTTAGCATCAACGGGTCATCGGGGTTCCAGTTACGGCGTATAGCAAGAACTTCCCCAGTACCCTGTTCAATAGTTACGACGTAAGGCTTGGCGATTTGCATAGTCTCATCGCCTTCTTCCCCATCCACGCCGTCTATAATCAGGTCTGCGTGTACTTCACAAATACAGTAGCGGTCATCAGAGGTTAGACTAAAGCCACCTTCTTCCGCTTTCTTTTCTTCTATATCAGTAAAGAATGACTGCGGCTCACCAAGTTCTATGTCACGGTAAAAGCCCGCAGCCTGTAGCTTGGTCAACTCGTTCTTAGTCTTACGCATAACGTGGGTAACACGTTCTGCTGTTTCTATGTTAGACGCACCGTACGGGACAATAACGTCTTCGGCTGGGATATACACCGCAACCTGACGGCCTAAATTCGGATCGTAGTAGACCTTTTTAAAAGCTGACCCTGCAAGACCAAGGCTATAGAGGAGTCGTTCGTGCTCAGGACGATACTCCACCATCACCTCTGTAAGCTCATAATTCATGTCGGCACGAACACGCTCTGCTGCTTCTTCCTTCTCGCGTGTTACTTCACCTAAAATTTTGGTCTTGACGGGGCCAGAAGCAGGGAACGTCTCACTCATAGCCTCGGCTTGAAAACGTATGGCGGCTTCGGACAGCACGGTACTATACACACCGCAAGCGTCATCCCATGGCTCTGTCCGTTCCTCATACTTAAATCCGAGCACTTCCAAGCCCTTGACAAAAGTATCAGCCCACTCTTTGCGGCTATTTGTATCAGCGCTAACGTACCCAAGGAGATCATTAGATAGGAGACTTAATTCTCTGTCGCCTAAGTATTCTGCTAAGTTTGCATCGAACGGCGCACCCATAGTGTCTTCAAGGCCAGACTCCGGCATTAACGTAATCTCTACGCTGCCGTCATCCAGAGTCACCATTTCTGGATCAACGACGGTTATTTCCATCTCGGAATCTTCTATCATTTCATCTTCCAAACCTTCAGGGGCTTGGTATACGCTTCGTTCAATAGCCATATTATTTCTCTGCTTCCCACTTCTTTAATGGGCATGAAGAACTTTTAAAAAATACTTTAATGGGCATTACACACCCACATTTCTTACATCTGTTTAGTTTCGGTGTTAGCTCCGGGCATATCTCACAAATTCTTAATCTTGTCGCTGCCATTTCTTTCACTTCTGGAGTAGACAACGATAACTTTTTAAGTATCCATTTCCCCGAATCCGCGTCAACATCAATAGTAC